CGCTACGCCCGTTGGCTTGACGATGAAGGCCGCCGTGAGAATTGGGGTGAGACTGTGGACCGTTACATTAGCAACCTCGTAGAACGACGTGTACCTCGTGATGTAGCTGACGATCTGCGTATGTCTATTATGAACCTTGAGGTCATGCCCTCTATGCGGGCATTGATGACTGCGGGTCCAGCCCTTGACCGTGACAACACAGCAGGGTATAACTGCTCCTACCTGCCAGTAGATGATCCCAAGTCCTTCGACGAGGCTATGTTTATTCTCCTGTGTGGTACAGGCGTAGGCTTCTCTGTAGAACGACAGTTCATTAGCAAGCTACCAGAGGTGCCAGACACTATGTTTAACAGTGACACGACAGTCATTGTGAAGGATAGCAAAGAAGGGTGGGCTAAGTCTCTACGTCAAGTGATTGCCCTATTGTACAGCGGTGAGATTCCTAAGTGGGATGTGTCTAAGGTTCGTCCCGCCGGGGCAAAGCTAAAGACCTTTGGTGGTCGTGCCTCTGGTCCCGCACCTTTGATTGACTTGTTCAACTTTGTTACACGTGTGTTCACTAACGCTAAGGGCCGTAAGCTCTCATCTGTTGAGTGTCACGACATCATGTGTAAGATTGGTGAGGTAGTGGTTGTAGGTGGTGTCCGACGTTCTGCTATGATCTCTCTGTCTAACCTGTCAGATGATCGTATGCGCCATGCTAAGTCTGGTTCTTGGTGGGAGAATGATCCACAACGTGCCTTGGCTAACAACTCTGTAAGCTACACTGAGAAGCCGGATGCCTTGTCGTTCATGCGGGAGTGGATGGCCCTAGTGGAAAGCGGCTCAGGGGAACGTGGTATCTTTAACCGTCAGGCTTCTGTAGCTCAGGCTAAGAAGAATGGTCGTCGTGACCCTAACTTTGAGTTCGGTACTAACCCTTGCTCTGAGATTATCTTGCGACCATACCAGTTCTGTAACCTGACTGAGGTAGTTGTACGAGCAACAGACACCCTTGAAACACTGTCTGAGAAAGTTAAACTGGCTACTATCTTGGGTACGATCCAGTCTAGCTACACTAAGTTCCCTTACCTGCGAAAGGTGTGGCAACGCAACACAGAAGAAGAACGGTTGCTAGGTGTCTCCCTCACGGGTATCATGGACAACCCTCTAATGACAACCAAAAACAAAGGACTGGAGAATACCCTTGAACACCTCAAGTCTGTTGCCGTTGCTACTAATGCTACTTGGGCTGAGCGCCTCGGTGTGCCTGTTTCTGCTGCTATCACTTGCGTTAAACCCAGTGGTACTGTCTCCCAGCTTGTTGACAGTGCTAGTGGCATCCATGCTCGTCACTCAGACTATTACATTCGTACTGTCCGTGGAGATAACAAAGACCCACTAACACAGTTTATGAAGGATCAGGGTATCCCTAACGAGCCTGACGTAATGAAGCCAGACGCCACAACAGTGTTCAGCTTCCCTATGAAGGCCCCTACGGGTGCAGTGACTACCTCAGATATGTCTGCCATTGAACAACTTGAGATGTGGTTGGCTTATCAACGATCATGGTGTGAACACAAGCCAAGTGTGACCATCAACGTCAAGAAGGATGAGTGGTTTGAGGTAGGTGCTTTTGTCTACAAACACTTCGATGAGATGTCTGGTGTGTCGTTCCTTCCGTACAACGAACACACATATCAACAGGCCCCTTATCAAGAGGTAGGCAAGAGTGACTACGAGGAGCTACTGTCTGTTATGCCAGACGCTATTGACTGGTCTAAACTGTCAGAGTATGAGGCGGAGGACAACACAGCAGGAAGTCAGACACTAGCGTGTTCTGGGGATAGCTGTGAGATCGTTGACTTGACCTAAGGTTTGCGCCTTCGGGTTCCCTTAGGTCACACCTGAGCATAAAGCATCTACGATGCGTCGCATTGAAAATGCTAGTGTATAAACTGCTCACTACTCCGCCCCTAGCTCAACTGGATAGAGCAACGGACTTCTAATCCGTAGGTTGCAGGTTCGAGTCCTGCGGGGTGGGCCAAAACACTAACACTGAGGAGACTGGTATGTCGCAGAAGAAAGCATACAACTTCTTTGTTATCACACAGCGTAAATGCCCTTGGTGCGACAAAGTAAAAGAACTAATCAGGGAAAAGGGTAGCGACTATACCAGCATACCTATTGAGAACTTCCCTGAGGTAAGACGACAGATGAAGGTAAAGGGGTACAAGACTGTGCCTGTTGTAGTATTACCTGACTACTTTGATAAACTTTCCTTTGATGAAGGCTCTGTCATTGGTGGGTATGAGGATACTGTGGCCTTCTTAGAACGACAAGAGGAATAAATATGGCAGGCGTAAGAAAAGGTTTTAGTAAGGCTTTGTATGAAGCCTATGATGGACCTGCACGTGATACTCTAGTGTCTTACCTAGAGGGTAAAGGGCATGTAATCGTTAACAACGAAGAGAACTACAATGTAGATGTCGTCTCCCAAAAGAATGGCTACACGTACTTTAACGAAGCTGAGGTTAAGACTGCATGGAAAGCTGACTGGCCCACAGAGTGGAAAGAGATACGTATCCCTGAACGTAAACAACGTCTCCTAGACAAGCACAAGTCTAGCTCTAACAGTGTCCTTAACTTCTATATCTTTCGTCCTGATTTTAAGCAGGCGTGGAGGATCAAGGATACACTGCTAACCCAAGAGAGCCTAAAGGAAGCTAAAGGACGTTACATACAGAAAGGAGAAAAGTTCTTCCATATCCCTTACACTCAAGCAGAACTGGTAAAGTTATGATCGACGACAGTGAGCCACCAAAGAAGCAGACACGATCCCGACGTAAGACCAACTATAAAGGTGCAGACAAGAAACCTACGTCAGGTATCACACCCCGTACACCTAAGCAGAAAGACCTTATCGACGCTATCAAGGGGAGTAAGCAGGTTCTCATCTTAGGTCCAGCAGGTACAGGTAAGACCTATGTGACAGCCACATGTGCTGCTGACCTATATACCCTCAAGGAGATAGACAAGATTGTCATTACACGACCTCATGTAGCTGTAGGTAAGGACATTGGCTTCTTGCCGGGTACACTAGAGGAGAAGGCACAGCCTTGGGCACTACCTGTCCTAGATGTACTCACTAAGCACTTAGGTAAGGGAGCTGTAGACACTGCACTAAAGGCTGGTAACATTGAAGTTGCTACACTAGCCCTTATGAGGGGTCGTAGCTTTGACAATGCCTTCATCATCGTAGACGAAGCACAGAACATAGAGATACCTGAGATCAAGATGCTCTTGACACGTGTGGGTGAAGGCTCTACTATTGTCCTTAATGGGGATATACAGCAGTCTGACCTTAAGGGAACTTCTGGTCTAGCTAAGGTTATCCACCTAGCTAAAGCGTATATGCTAGATGTTCCTGTTGTTGAGTTCGGTATTGAGGATATTGTTCGGAGCGGTATCTGTGCTGAATGGGTTAAGGTGTTTATGAAGGAGAGACTATAGTATGGCTAAATGGAAGGAAGAGTATTTGAATATTGCTATGACTGGTTACGACCCAGTAGAGAAGCCACTACACTACAACCACTCCGAGGGAATTGAGTGTATTGAGTATATCAAGCAGGTACTAGGACTAGAGGGTTTCATTGCTTATTGTCGTGGTAATGTGATGAAGTACAACCATCGTGCCTTCTATAAGGGCAACCCCACTGAGGACATGGCAAAGGCTGAGTGGTACTTGAAGAAAGCCAATGAAGCACTAAAAGAGAAACATAAATGATAGGATAGTAATATGTATACAGCTTTAATCTTAGCGTGTGGTGTGGACCTAACGTCATGTCAATCGTTCATGTACCCACTACCACTACCTGACGAAGAGACTTGTCTGAGTACCCTAGCAGAAGGGATTGACACCCTAGAAAGCCAAGGACTTTACATTCGAGACTACACTTGTCACCAATGGACTACAGAGACCTAAAACAAAATAAGCCGCAGGTATCCACTCAAGGACGCCTGCGGCTTTAATGTATTTAAGGTAGTGTTTACTAATTACTTCGCTTGAATAGGCTTAAGATACCCCTAGCTATCTCCCCCGGCGAGGGAATGAGGAAACCACACAACACACCAAAGACTAGGATTAACCATAGTGGGTACTCGTTAACCACAACAGTCTCTACAGCGTCTGAGGACACCCTTGTAGTCGTGTTACGTTGGTCTATGGTATCTACCCTACTGTTAGGTCTAACTGACACTGTAGGAGCTACGTTGTTGGTCGTACCAAGTGTCTGAGAGTTGGTCTTACCTAGTTGGGTATTAGCTGCAACATTAGGTCCACCACCAGTAAGGAACTTAGGTATTTGATCGCAACTTACCGTAAGCATCAAAACCAAAGGAAGCAGCAGCAAAAGAGAAGATAGGCCAGACAAGGACTTGTATAATCTCAACATCTTTAGTCTCCACGAGGTAAACAAGCCATATAAGAAGGAGAACTGCTACCTCTCTCTTAAAGGTTTTCTTGTACTTAGTTTGCTCTTGCGTCTCTTTCGATTGCATCACGAATAGCCTTTAGGTTTTCATCAATGCGAGCCATCATTACAGCTTGATTTTGTACTACGTCTTCCATAGCCTCAATCCTAATCTCTGCTCGCATGATAGCACGAGAGTTGTTGTCAACATCATTCCGTAGAGTAGCGACAAACCAGATTAAGGCAATAGTCTGTAAGATGATAGCAAAGATGAAAGTTACGGGGACACCTTTGGATAAGTGCCAAGGTTCTTCACTCATGGGTATGCCTTTCGAGAGAGTTGATAGTGCGGGCCATCAGGGAAGCTCTTCCAGTCACCACCCCACTCAAGGTCTACCTCAAGCTCTTCGGCAGCTTGTTTCATAGCATCAGCGATAGGGTAGAACTCCTCCCACTCCCATGAGATAGGCCAAGGGGCAATGTCTACAGCATGGCCTGTTAAGTGTCGTGAGTTAAGGGTAGTTGTTTTACCCTTACGATATAACTCACGTTGACGGTCAATATTACGGATACCCTCAATTACAGTGAAGTCTTGTCCTGTAATCTGGATAGCTCGTTTGACGACAGCCACAAGGTCAGGGTGTACACCTGATAGGTTCTGTAGGCTACGTGTTCCTAGTTTATATGACATTGGGTTAATACTCCTAAGGCTGGGCTGGCCAAGCAATTTCGCTTGGGAAGTTCTCTTGATCTGGAACATCCCGCAGCGCTTGGCGGTAGGTTGCCCATGCTGCCTGATCAACGGGTACGTCGGCCACTTGCGTCCAATCGGATGCAGAGAGCAAGGAGTTTCTTAGCTGACGTGCATTTGACGCAAGTTCGCTATTTGTCAGGTCATCAGGCTCAACGT